ATGAACTCGTTTTTTAGTATCTTTATCAATAATGTACGCATCTGAATTATACCAAAACTTTGTTGTAGAACTCTCAACTATCAGTTCTAAGTCACGATAAGTAATATCCCATTGATATGTATTTCCTTCAGCATCATCTATTCTTTCAATCATGAATAACCATGAATTCACCGGATCATTTTGATCAAATTCTGCATGGATAGTTGTATCATTGATATCAGTTTCAGGAATTATTATCCAGCGGCCAGCTGTATTTGTTGTGGTGCGCTGTTTAATAACAACGGCACCACCAGCGCCAGAAACGCCGGGCTTAATAATAAATGTGTCGCCTAGAACAAAATCGATTGGTCCTTTTGATATCGTAAATGATATTGATCCGTTATCATAATGTGATCCAACATTAACAATTCCAGTAGCTCCTGATAACGAACCAGTCACAACAAATGTACCTGCATCACTCAGTTCATTTACTAAACTGATAGTCCAATTTTCAATTTTTGCCGTTTGATTGATAACGATATTTGATATCCAACCAGCACCGAGCATATCCCTAGTATTTTCAAATCGAAGTCCAAATCTCTTATATGCCTGAACTGTTTCTTGAATTCCTGAAACATTACCAGATGTTAAGCTAAGAGGAAGAATCCCATCTAGCGTTAATTTGATATTTGGATCATAAAGTAAATAATTAGTATCTTGGGTAACGAAAGCATATAATTCTCCATCAATAGATACAACTTTTTCTGATGCTCCATACCAATGACGATCAATTACTCCTTGTATCTCTGTTTTTTCAAAAATTGGTTCGTCCCGATAATTTCTTTCAATAAATTTGGAACGAGGATTAATTATAAGATCATTTGTTATATCATTCATTGAATTGATATGTGACAAGATATTAATCATTCCAGGCAATGCAAGGATCGGCTCTAGCACATCATCTATCAATGTGCGACCTGATGAGTTTGAAATAATCGTTTGATTGCTAAAGTTGTAATAAAGTCGTAGATCATTGCCAAAAATTTTGGTATTTTGGTATTGGCCTGATGAATCGTTCCATTCAAGATACTTAGGCTGACCGGCAAATGTTCTATTGATCGCCGTCAATCTCAAGATTGACGGATCTTTAAGCATGAATGTGTTATAATCCTGTCCGTTGACCATTCTGTTTTGCGCATAGTATGTCTTTGGAGCATTCGCTCTAATATGTTCAATATCCTCTGATACCGATCCATTTTGCAATGAGCTGATCAATGAGAATCTAAAGTTTGCTGATTCATTGATATCAAGCGTTGATTTATATCCAAACTGAAGTGGGACATTTGATATCTTGGACTTTTGAATGACAGTGTTCGCATTCATTGATGTTCTAGCCCAGATCGTGAATATGCCTACTGGCATATCGGAAAAGTCGCCATCACCGAAGATTAATCTAACCTTATCATTTTCAAGAGATTCAATTTCATACTTCTTACGATTTTTTTGATTGTTGAAGTAAATGTTCTGTGAGTTTGCAGTATCCGTTTGAATCCATCTTTCAAGTATATTCCCATTTAGATCAACTCGTTGAACCCAAAGATCTGTGTCATTGATATTTTCAAGGTTGATGTCAATGGTGTTGTTTGGAATAGGCGCATTGAATGTATATGTAATCTTATTAAGAGTACCTTGCTTAGTAAGCATCATGAATCCTGTCATATCGGATCCATCTCCAAGGCCATCATTTGCGTACAATATCTGCATATTACTGCCAGAAATCGGTTCTTTTTCAAACGGACCGTTCTCGTCTAAATCGGATGGAGCAATCTCCATCTTCAACACATCATTACCCACGGTGACATCATATGAGAACACACCATTCTTAAAAGAGTCGTGGTTGCTGATCGTATTGTTGATCATATACAGTTGAAAGACGGTGTCATCTACTTGATATGATTTAATCGGTTGACCAAACGGTTTGTCAAGTATACGATTCATCACCGTCAGAAATTGATCTTTCCAAAGTGGATTGTTCGGATCATTCCAAATGATATTTCTGTTTGTTAGGTTAATGCCTTGTGAATCGACTATCTCTTCTGAGCACGATATCGTCGAAATCTTTACAAGACCACGAAGTGGAATGTTTCTTGTAGATGAGTAAGATACTAGCTTTGCAAGCTTAAGGATTGATTGCTTACGTTCAGCGGTTGAAATAAAGTTTTCATGAGCTGACATATCAATACGATATGCGAGCTGTTCTGCAACATATGCAAAAACTTCAACGAGTGCGATGAACTGTGAGCTTTCAATGTAATCATTAAAGTCTTCAGGGTAGTAGAACTTGACATAATCAATCAGTGATTGCTTGATTGTGTCGTAATCATAGCTGGTAAAATTGATAGTCTCAAAGGCCTGATAAATTTTAGTCCATGATTCAGCTGCATACAAATTCTTAATTGCCATGATGATCCTTAATATTGAATACTATTATTTATTTGCAATTATAGTTTTGCGAACTCATCAAATCCAGCTTCAATTAGTTCAGATTGACAATCAATGATATCACCTAACGGCAAATACTTGTTAATAATGTCTTCTACTTTCTTGTTATCAATATCAACACTTTTCAAGCCCCTGATCTTGAGTAGGCCAAGAACGCATTCTTTTAATGGATTTTTTGATGCGCAAAATTCAGTGTCAATATATTTGATATGTTTATGGATGTTATGAAGAGACGTTATCTTATTATCGTTGCAAACGAATTCACCGAAGATTTCTTCAGGTGCTTCATCCAGTGATGTTAGCTTATTATCGGATACTGAAAAATAACCATGTACATATTTCGGTGCGCCTTCAAGAGATGTCAACTTGTTAGTATTAAAGGTGCATTCTCCGCCAACATATTCGGGGGCGCCTTTGAGATCTTTTAAAAGGTTATTGAATCCCCAAAAATCATCAGTAACTCTCTTAGGTCCGCCCTTGAGAGAAGTTAAATTTTCCAGGTGACAGTGAAAATTGCCTTGCCATGTTTTAGACGGATCTGAAACCTGGCCACCATACCCATAATCAACCAGATCATATTTTTTCTCGCCTACCCCCGTAGCGGCTCCGGGTTTGCGGGGATGTCTCACTTCAAAAAGTTCAGCTATCTTCATGTTTATACGCTCTTTATCTCCAGGTTGAGATCTTCAGTTACATTAAACTCTAAGTATAGTAACTTAACGGCGGCGATCAGCGCGTTGTTTCCAGACAGTGTATAAATGTTGATGCTTATCAAATGCACTCTTGGATCATACGTGCAAACTTTCACGAGATCTTCACGAATGATATCATGAATCTCAGTGTCGTTCGGTTCAAACGTCAAAGTTGGAATCCGAGTTCCAAACTCTGGCATATGAACCCGCTCGCCTTGAATAGTAAAGATATGATTCAACAGATCGGTCTTAATACATTCAATGTTATAGGTTTGAAATGACGCATCATTGCTGTCCTTGTATTTTTTACCGCTAAAACCTTTGTAAATATTTTTTGACATTATTTTTTCCAATTCTTATTACGTTTTTCTGGCTTATGATTATGTAGAGCCTCATGATAATCCTGACAAAACTCAGGAGTTGGGCGATCCCAAGGTTCATGAGCTGGGATAATAAGATCTAAAACTAGCGTCTTGATCGTTGCTGCTACACTAGCAGAATCGGCCGATCCAGCAGATCCTGCATTTGAACCTGAGAAATTTGTTATCTTTGGAGCTGATATTTGCAACAATACATTTGCCTTAAGGCTTACTACAGCACCTCCTTGTATGCTCAAATTTGCAGCTGATTTGATGTTAATTTCTTGTGATGATTGAATATTCAGCTTTGATGACGATTTTATATTTACCTCACCTGAACCCTGGATGTTCAATCCTGAACCAGCTTTTAAGTTGATCGCTGATTGCGTTTGGATATTAACACCTGAAGATTTTGATACAACACTGACAAGATCTTTTGCCGTTACGTTCAGCGGGCCGTTATCAATCGCGAGGTGCGCGCCTGATTTACATTCCATCCTATATTCATCTGTCACCGCGTGTTCATAAATTCGACGATGAGCTTCAAGGTTGATATCTCGACCAGCTCTAAGATTTACATCAATCTTAGCATCAAGATTTATCGTTTTGTCAGATTTGATATTGATGCTTTGCTCAGCCCTAATTGATATTTCTTTTTCAGCATAGATATGAATATGCCCATCTTCGTCAATTTCTATCCAATTTTTGCCTTTGGCCGTTGAGATGTAGATTCGTTCATTTGAATCATCAAGAAGTATCTGGTGACCGGCTGTTGTTTTGAGTCTGATTCGACAATCAGTGTCAGAATCATCCATCACAATGTAGTGACCTCCTGGAGACGTCCATGAGAAGACCTGACTATCCACTTGTGAAGGATCGTTCACATTAGGATGGTATCCTTCGGTTCCTATTGCCCGATCCGTTGGAAGGTCTACATTCACATTTCGCTGCCATCCACCGCGTGTTCTATCTATCCACTTTTTCTCTAGTCCAGCTTCTTTTAGATTTTTCTTGAACGGTTCAATAACCTGATTGTCATTTGTCTTTGGGAAGCCTGTTCCGTTCTTACCGTTATCCGAATTCTTGCCACCTGGTAGCGTGAAATTCATAAATGTTGGCCAGAAGCATCCCAGATAAATTCTAAAATTTGGATCGCCATCCATGAACGTCACGAGAACGTGCGCGCCGATCTTTGGAACATTCCACATGCCGTATGCCTTAAATCCTGGAACAGGATCTTTTTCTCTGCCAACGAGGAAGTTCTCATTGACGCCACCAAACGGCGTCACATAGATGGCCCACGGTAAATCTTCAACAGTCATAGTGTGATTATCGACAGCAGGTATATAGATTTTTAATCGTCCCATTTGATCAGGATCTTGATTGTCTCTGACTATACCCATCGTCATTGCTGTTATGCCATTTTTTTCTAACATATATTTTGGTCCATATTATGGTTTAACCCAACCGGTTAAATCTTGGGTAAACATGCCGCCGCTTATTACATTTGTTATATACATTACTTGGTAATTTCCTTTATACCAATATTCAGTACCGTCGGCATTTTTAATAATCATTTTCACAATTAGCGGCGCAGTAAATCCAATGCCATCAGGTTTATTGTTTATATCTAAGAATAGAGGGTTGCCTCGAATTTTTGCATTGAACTGTATTGAACCCGCCGCTGAGCTTCCACCTGTCGCGACCGTTTCTCGAGCAGCGCGAAAATCCTTTGCTTCATCTTCAACTTGCGTAATTAGCGCTTGAACATCATCATGCATTACTGTTGCTCCAGCGCCTGGATCATTACTCTTATATGATTGTCCAACAGTGTTTTGATCTCTTTCTGGATCAGATGGATCAATATTATCATTTTTATATTGATTGGTTTCTTGATTAGCTGCACCAGATTGTCCCGTGTTAGAATCGTTGTTTCTATTATGAGATAAAATATAATAGGACTGAGCTAGTCCAAATTTCATATCAAAACTAATAACATCAACATTTTTTCCACTATAATAATAATAAAAAGTGTAATCAGTTGATTCTTTGCCGATATAGTCATGTACTTTAAAAGTGTATTTTATTTCTCCACCATTGGTTGATTCAACACTATCTACTATCTTAAAGAGTTTTGCACCTGGCTGACCGGTTTTGTGCACACTTTGTCTACTTTGAGCAATATATGTATTAAACTTTGGACTCAATCGAAGAATTGCACTTAGCGCAGCATTTATTTTCACTGTTGGTGCGAAATTAATATACACATCCTTACCATTATTTCCCGGATTTGATCTACTTGGTATAGGAGTATCATTTTGATTCAGTGTTTCATGCTTAATGATGCTATTGATTGGATACCCACCAAACTGACCTGCATCAAATTCGTATTTTATAATTCTAGTCTTATCAATCAATTTTGCTTCGGTTAAATCTTTTTTAATAGAGTTATTCAGTTTCGTTTCTAAATCTTTAAATGCTCCACCAATTGTAGTGCTTTTTACACATAGATTTCTCCCTATAGAAGAATGTCTATCGTTTGATGATGTTGCACCAAATGGCAATGGATGAATTTTCAAATGGTATTCTGCGCCTTTAAAATCAAAATTTGCAGTAAAATCAGACACACTAAATTTAATAATAGAGCCGTCAATTGTACCAATACTATCATCTGGGTATCTACCAACAAAATCAATTTTTAAATAAAAACATGATCCTTCCAAACCGCTAAGTTGTAATACAGATAACGCTTTATATATCTTTTCATAAAAATAGGCGCCGCCGGAATCTACAATTTTCATCATTCCATCGCCCTCAGGGCATAGTGGCAGGCCTGGGGTTCCTGCAAATAAAACTTTATAATGTATTTCATCAATGCTAGGTGAAGCATCTTTATATGAATTTATCAACAGTACGCAATTTCCAACTTGCGTACCTGTGCTGGGTGTTGTCCCAATACCCTTATCCCATGAATAACCGTCAGCATCTTTTGTTGCACTTGAAACAATCAACTGAGTATGGTATG